GCCGGCGAACAGGGGTTGCGCGGTTTCGGGCCGGATGCCTTCGCCGGCCAGCCGGCGCCTGCGGATGGGCGCGGGTTTCAGGTGTTGCCGGGTGTCGGGTTGGCATCGAAGGTCTGCGGCGGCGCCACCTGCAAGGTGGTGATCGAGCCCTGCTCGGACAGCGACCAGGTGACCTTGGAGATCAGCATGTCCTGGTCGAAACCCAGCACCGGATCGATCACTCGCACCAGGGTGTTGTGCTTCCACAGGTCGCCATTGCTCTGGCGCCAGCCCTGCACCTGATAGGTGGTGGTCAGGGCCTTGCCGGTGCGGGTGCCGCACTCCCAGTCAGCGCGCTGCTGAGCCAGTTCGGCGCTCAGTTGCGCGGCTTCGTTGATCAGCGTGACCCGCTTGCGGGAAACCCGGGCATCGCTGGCCCGGCCAGACACCTCGCTGACCGCCGCCCCGCTGCTCTGGTCGCTGCCCTTGTGCTGGCCGATCACCCGGTACTCGGAAAACACCGCGGAAAAATCCATCGCTGCATTGGCCGAGAGAATGTTCTTGCCCAGCTCCAGGGCATCACTGGCGCGCCCGCCGCTACCCGGTGCCGCCAGCAGCAGGTAACCGTCGGCGTCATCGGTGGAGAACACCCGGTACAGGGTCAGCAAACGGTCGATGGAGGCGAACACCGTCTCCCCCGGCACGATGCTGTGGGTGTGCAACTTGCCGGTCGGGGCAATCTCGCTGCGCACCCCGACCCCGTAGGATGCAGCCAGGGCGCGAACGATGCTCAGCACGTCCTGCTGGCGCCACTGGCTCGGCCGGTTGATGGCCGCGCAATCCACCAGATCCTGGGTCAGCGAACCGCCCTGGATGCTCAGGCTGATCTGCTTGCCGTCGTAACTGATCGGCGCCTTGTAGACATGCCCGGTGAGCACCAGATCGCAACCGATGCGCACCTGACAGCGAGCGCCCGGACGGATCCGCACCTGCGAGTCCTGCCCCGGCCACTGCCAGGTGATGTTGAGGCTGAAGGTGCGGAACTGCCGCTCCAGATCCGCACTGATCTCCACGCTTTTCCAGCCGCTGTAATCCAGCCCGTCCACCGTCAGGGTGACGATATTTGCCAGTTCGTCCATGGGTCACTCCCGAGCGATTTGCAGGTCGGCCGGCGGCAGGAAGCCCGGATGGGCCACCCGGTTGCGCTGCACCACTTCGCCGACCCGCGTGGCATCGGCGAACCGCTGATAGGCCAGCACCAGCGCCGGCATACTGCTTTTGGGGCTGAGGCTGACCAGTCGCACCCCCGAAGAGGCCACGGCATTGAGGTGCCCCTGCAGTTGCTGGCGCAGGCTGTTGAGCGCCTGGTAATGCATCGGGTCGGCCTTGAGCGCGGCCTGCCAGATCAGCTCATTGAGCTGGTCGCGCAGGGCCAGCACATCGTCGGCCACCGGCACCTCCAGGCGCTGCACCGGCCGGCTGGCCTGCTGCGCCAGGGGCGGCGTGTTCTTGAGCTTCACCACGGGCGTGGCCACCGGCAACGCCGACACCAGCCGGGCGATCTGCACCAGCAGCGCATCCTGCACCAGGTTGGCCACCGCCTCGGCCGCCGCCGTGGTGTCCTTGCCGGTGGTCAGCTTCGGCGCATCGATGCGCCGGGCCGCCTCCACCTGCTGGGAAATATCGGCGAGCATCTGCCGATAGCCGGTTCGGGCAAAGTCCTTGAGCCCGCGTACATCCTCCAGCAACCCCTTGAACTCCGTGCTCAACTCCTTGGGTATTTCCTTGACCGCCTTGACCAGGGTGTTGAGGTCGCCATAGAACTCGATCAACGGCTTGAACTCGTGCTCGATGACCGCATACACCTCGGTCAGCCCCTTGCGCAGCGCACCCACGCCGATCCGCGCCTGCTTGATCAGATTGGTGGCGAACTCGAAGCGCAGCACCGCCGAGCCCAGCAAGGTATCGCTGGCCACCAGCACCTGCTGCTGGGTGTTGACCACCGCCGACGGAAAGCGCAGCGGCTGGTCCGGATAGAACTTCAGGCTGAAAGTCACCAGGCCGCCGTCCTGGCGGCTCTGGGTCATCTCGCATTCGCCGACCTTGACCTGCATCCGCCCGAGCCAAGGGTGCACCAGCTCGCCGCTGCCCTCCTCCAGGGCCTTGAGCAGCCTGTCGCGCTGCTCCAGGCAATCGGCACCGACGATAAAGGCCGTCAGGTCATGGATCTTCGCCTGCTGGCCAAGGCCCTCGAAAAACGGCTGGTCGCGCTGTGGGTACTCGTGCAACTGACCTTTCTGGCCCACCGGGGTTTTCGCCTGATCGACCCAGAACGGCACGCCGCGAAAGGATGCGGGCAACAAACGATCACGCCAGTTATCCGCCATGGGAACCTCCTAGGGAAAGTGAGCGATAGCCCAGGGTCGAAGCCACGTTCAGGCCGGGTTGATTGGTCTTGGCCTGTTCGGCACGCAGGCCGGGAGGTGCGTTCTCAAAGCGCAGCAGCAGCCCGCCTTCAAGCCGAGTGCGATTGTTGGCCGCCGCCTGTTGCAGCAGCGAACTGGAGCTTTGCGGCAAATTGCCCGGGGTCAGCAGCGGAGAAGGTGTATCGGTCAGCGAGTCCTCACCCCGGTTTGCCGAGTTGTTGTGCTCCACCACACTCTCGGTCAGCGAGTTGATGCTCCCGGTGACACTGACAAGCAAATTGCCAAAGGTCGCTCTGAGCTTTTCGCGGATTGGCTCCAGGACCTTTTCCAGCCGCTCACGAAACGAAGAGAACCACTGGATCAAACCGTCGAGGTCCTTTCTCATCCCCTCACCCGGTGACCAACTGAACAGGCTGGCAACGTTGTTCTTTGCCGTGATCGACAACGCCCAGATCAGATCCCAGATCGCTGCAAACAGGCCTACCACGGGTTGCCAGTTACTGCTTATCAAGCCAAGCGGGCTCCACTCGAAAACCTCTCGCAGGCTGCGAAAAATCACCTGGACAGCCTCTCTGATCGGCTCCAGGTTTCTGATCAACAACCCAAACCCGCTCATGTTGAAGAGCAGATTCAACGCCTGGTACACCCGCCCGGTACCGGCGCTGAAGTCTTGCCAGAGGGCGCTCAGATAAGCGCTAACCGGCCCCCAGTTGGCAATCAATTGCCCAATGGGCGTCCAGGCGAACACCTCCTTGAAAAGACCGACCATGGACATGATCGTGGGTGAAATCTTCCCCCACAGCTGGATGAAAAACCGCGAAACCGGCTTCCAATTGGCCACCACCACACCGGCTACCGCAGCAATCGCCAGCATCGCCAAACCTATAGGCGAGGACAGTGCGGCAAAGACCGTGGCCGCCGAAGCTGCCACCGTAAAGGCGATTGCGGCGGCCGCGAGCCCCTCCACCAACCCGGGGTTATCAGCGACAAATTGACCGACCGATGTCAGTACGGGCTGAAGTCCCGTGACAATGCTGTTGATGGCCGGCAACAGCGCAACCCCCACATTGAGGGTGATTCTTTCCACTGCCTCATCGAAGTGCTTGAGGTTTTTGCGCGGTATTGCCCAGCTCGTTCTCCGGACTTGCCTCCCCCCTGACCGCGGCAGCCGTGACAGCCTGGATGTTCTGCGCCTTGATCGCCGACTGCATGCCCGCAACAAAGGGGGTCAATAGGCCTTGCCCTGAGAACAATCCTGAAAGATCGAGATCTCCTAGGCCACTTTCTTCCAGGCTTTTCCTGAACTTGCCCACCACTTGGCGAATGCCGGTGAGCTCCGGGTCGACGGCCTTGCTTGCGCTCTCGGCCACAGCAGGCTTGACCACCTCAGTTTCGGCTTTGACCTGCTGCACAGGTACTGCCGGTTTGGCCTGTCTTGTCTGCTTGGGCCGCCGGCCCTTGGTCTTGTTTCTTTTTCGATACGCCATCACTGCACCTGCTGCATCGCATTGATCCGTTGCGCGTGCTCCAGGGATTCCCGGAGCACATCCAGTGGCCTGGCCATCATCTGTTCGGGGTCGACCTTCCAGAACCAGGCCAGGTCATAGGCGACAGCGATCAGGTCGGCGATGGCTGCGATGCCGCACTCATGAAAAAACTCGCCACCGCCCAGCTCAGCGCGTTGAGGTCCACCAGGTCGAGCTGGTTCACCGAGGACGGTGGAATGCCGGCGCAGACCGCGATGTATTTGGCCGCAACATCCATGTCGAGGCTGACCTCTTCGCTCTTGTCGATCTTGTACGGCAGCGCCTTGATCGCCCGTACTTCCTGCACCGTCGGGCGGCGCAGGCTGAGCTCGGCCAGGGGCTCGCCGTGAGCCTCGATCGGCACCTGCAGCTTCACCGTATTGCTCATTGCCAGGTCCCCTTCTGCCCTTCGAAGTTCAGCTCGATGCTGGCGTCGTCACCCTTGGCAATAGGCTCGTCCACCAGGTAGGCACCGGCCAGCACGTAGACCTTGCCGTTGGCGAACTCGCAGGTGACGGTCATGTCGGAACCGGCAATCAGCTGCTTGAGCGGAAAGTCCGGGGTGTGCAGCGCGGTGACTTTGAACGACGGCGTCAGGTCGGTTTCCTTGTAGAAACCCGGAACCACGGTTTCCCGCTTGACGGCCATCAGCGGTGCTTCGCAGCCGCCGCTGATGGTCAGTTGAGCGCCGTCCACTTTAACGTAGCAGGTGCCCGCAATCAGTTGACCCATGATGTTTCTCCCAAAAATAAGCCCGCTCAAGGCGGGCTGAAAAAGCGCAGTGATGCAGGTCCGGCTCAGGCCGCGGCGTCGTACTGCAGGCGGAATTGGTTGAGCAACGCGAACACCCGCAGGCCGTTGATGTAGTCCGGCGGGAACAGCACGTTGACCCGGCTCGGATCCTGCACGTCGCGCTCGACGATCAGGTGCTCAGCGAACAGCTCGGCGTTCTCCACATGGCCTTCCAGCTCCAGCTTGGCGTACTGGGCGATCAGCTCACCGCGAATGGTGCTCGGGGTGACGATCGGCTGGCCGGCGCCGAAGCGGGTGCCGTCAGAGGCCAGCTTGTGGCGCCCGTACTTGCTGGTGATCACGCTTTGCAGGCGACGCACGATGAACGCCGACTGGTGCATGGTTTCGCTGTCCAGGTAGGAGTTGTCGGCCTGGCCGTAGGCGTTCTTCTGGTAGGTGGTGATCGCCCGCTGAATGCGCATGTAGCCGCCTTCGTAGTAGGCGGTGGCGATGCCGTAGCTGAGCAGCGACTGGCGCTCGGTCAGGGTAAAGCGCTCGCTGGCCGGGGCCGGATCGATCCCCGGCAGGCTACCGCTCTGGGTCGGACGGCTGGCGTCGGCGGAGATGAACACCGAGGTCCGCGCCGCCAGCGCTGCGGCCTGGACCCACACCGGTTGCGGCACGCCGGTTTCCAGGGCCTGGATGGTGATGTGCTGGTCGTTGCGCGCCTGACCGGCCGCCACCAGGGTGCCGACGGTGCCGCGCTTGGCGCTGTAGACATGGCCGAACAGCTGCTTGGCCCAGGACCAGCGGCCGGTGTTGTCGTCCATCACCGCTTGCCAGGCATTGAGGCTGGCGGTGTCGGTCCAGGGCATGCAGATGAACTCGAACGGCTCATCACCCAGGGCCGCCAGGGCCGCGACCTGATCCGGCACGCCGGTGCCGCCGGCCATCTTGCCCAGCACCAGGGTCAGGCCGACCGGGGTTTCTTCGCCATTGCTCTTGCCCAGGCGATTGAGTTGCAGGCTGATGTCGTTGCCGCTGTCGCCGGTCCACTTGGCACTCAGGGTCACAGTGCCGTCGACCGCTGCCGCAGTTACCGGCAGGTCCACCGCCGCGTTGATCTTCAGCGCCAGGGCGCTGGCGGCCTGGGCGGCGCTGGCGCCACTGACGATGGAGGCCTGCACCCGCACCCCGCCGACGTACAGATTGAGCAGGCCGGCGGCGCTGGCGCTACCGGTGATCTTCAGCTCGGCCTTGGCCAGGCTGCCTTCAGTGCTGTGCAGCGGCAGGCACCAGATCTCGCCCACCGGGTCGGTCTTGCGCCAGGTTTCGTACATCGAAGCGAGCATCGAACCTTGCCCGCCGATGCTCTTGGCCAGGGCCACGCTGGACACCAGCACCAGCTTGCCGAGGTCGTCGCCGGTCTGGTTGTCATTGACTTGGGCGACGATCAGACGGCGCATGGCCGAAGACGCGCTATTGGCCGCCGAGTTGTCCATCTCGGCGTAGAACAGCGGAACACGGATGTCCGCCGGGATATTGCTGAAACCGATCGCCATTATTTGGC